TACATTCCAAGTATTATACAGTTTATAATACGATTACTTTGTTGCGTGAAAAAGCAAGAACTAATTATAATACAATTCGTCTAGAAAGATATAATTACTATACAGGAAAGGCAGAACCAGAAGTATATGAGAAAGACCCCTTTCCATATAAGGTAAGAGAAAAGGATGCTATACAGAGGCATATGGAGGCGGATGAGAGACTAACTGATGCAGATTTAAAGATAAAATATTATGATACTATGCTTAAATTTCTCGAAGAAATTATTAAGAACGTATCTAATAGGACTTTTCAAATTAAGAACGCAATTGAATGGAATAAGTTCCAAGCAGGTATGTAATAAATAATATTTTAGTATGCACTAAAACATTGACAGTTTTAATTGATGACTCAACCGTCAGTCTTAAAATAGACGGAGTAGTTTCAGAACTTCATCCAGAATTAAGTAAACAGCAGATACAAGAAGTCGCACATCATGTTTATCATAAGATCAATATGATTCCTGTATACGAACAAGCAAAGGAATTAATTAACGATTATATAACAGAAAAAGGATCAGAGTTTAACTAAATACTTCTAGAAAATCTTAATATAAATGAAATCTTTCCAAGAATTTAGATTAATATCGGAAGGTCGTACAAGAGAAGAGGCTGAAAGATTAAGAAAGGGGAAGATGAATCCTGCTGATTGGTATCTCGACAATATTGGAACTGTCGAGGACCCATCTTGGCAGGTTAAAATGAAACCACAAGCAAAGAGAGATAATAAAACAGGCACAAAAGCAAGTGGTTCTAGTGAAAAAAGAAGACAATCCGATTCAGATCCAATCCAAAATAGATCAGATTCTCCTATACAACAAGGTTGGTTAAACACAGGTGGACTTAGTAGTAGTTAATGGAAGAGTCTAGACCGCCATTTTTACAAATGCATTGTGACGTAGATGATGTGAGGTTATTACATGATGCTATCAGTTATTATTTGGATAATTGGCCAGAGAATGATCCTGATCCTGTTAATCCTGAAGCAAAAATACAACATATAAAAGCATTCAAAAAGACATTATATTCAATGCTTTTAGAATATAACTTTCATCAGGGATAAATAAATAAAAAAGTATTACAATGAAGCCAACTCCTAAAGCATACAGAGAAGCATATGAGAGAATGGAAAAACTTTCCAAGTATCTTATCCATGAAGGATATGCCGAAACTCCTGAGATGGCAGATAATATCATCATGGGAATGAGTGAAGAATGGTATAACCAGGTCTTAAAGCACGAGTAAGAAATAGCAACTATATATTAATATATTGAAATCTTTTGTATGAGTCATTTGATCATATCAAAGAAGAATGAAGTGTATCTTCATGTCAGGGCGGATCAGCACGTTTATTATGAATTAGCAGATCAATTTACCTTCGAAGTTCCTGGTGCACAGTTCTCTCCAGCATATAGGAATAAATATTGGGATGGAAAGATTCGTTTATTTAATACTACGAAAGAAGAAATATATACTGGTTTATTAGAAAGAGTAATTAATTTTTGTAAAGAACGCGAATATACGTATGAGTTTTTAGAAAATAAAGAATACGGACTTCCCTTTGAAGTTAATGATACGATGTCAAAGGAAGGTGTTAATGGTTATATGACTGCTATTTGTAAGTATAAACCTAGGGATTATCAAGTTGAGGGAGTATACGATGCTTTAAGACACAATCGAAAACTATTGATATCACCAACTGCATCCGGTAAATCTCTGATGATTTATTCATTAGTGAGATACTATGTAAACAAAAATGAAAATGTTCTGATAGTTGTTCCAACGACATCTCTTGTAGAGCAGATGTATAAAGATTTTCAAGACTATGGTTGGAACGCTGAATCATATTGTCATCGTATATACGCTGGTAAAGAGAGAGAAACTGATTCACAAGTTGTTATTACAACGTGGCAATCTATCTATAAATTACCTAAAATTTATTTCGAAAGATTTGGAGCTGTGATTGGTGATGAGGCACATCAGTTCAAATCAAAATCACTAGTATCGATAATGACTAAGTTATTAGATGCCAAGTATAGGTTTGGGTTTACTGGAACGTTAGACGGGTCACAGACGCATAAGTGGGTGTTAGAGGGACTATTTGGTTCTGCTTATAAGATCATTAAAACAGATGAGTTAATGAAGAAGGGGCATATTGCAAACTTAGATATTAATGTGTTATTATTGAAACATTCACCACAGAAATTTGAAATATTTGAGGATGAAGTTCAGTATATTATTGGCCATAATCGGCGAAATAACTTTATTAAAAATCTTGCTCTTGATCTAAAAGGTAATACTTTAATATTATATGCTAGAGTAGAAGGGCACGGTCAACCACTATATGATTTAATAAATACTAATACAACTGATAATCGTCATGTCTTTTTTATTCATGGTGGCGTGGATACCGAAAACAGAGAGGAAGTTCGAACAATCACTGAGAAAGAGAATAATGCTATTATCGTTGCCTCCTACGGCACCTTTTCTACCGGCATTAATATCAAAAATTTACACAACGTAATTTTTGCTTCACCATCTAAATCTAGAATACGAAATCTTCAATCTATTGGTAGAGTACTTAGAAAAGGAGATAGTAAAACAAAAGCAACCTTATATGACATTGCTGATGATATTAGTTATAAATCAAGGAAGAATTACACCTTGAACCACTTAATTGAAAGGATTAAAATTTATAACGAAGAAAACTTCAATTATGATATTGTAAACATACCACTTAAAGACTAATGGACGGAGAATTCCACTCTATAATAAAATTAATATCTGGAGAAGAGATCCTAGCACTGTCTTCAGTGGATGATAATGATGGAGATCCTATAATTACAGTTCAGCATCCTATTATTGTTAAAATGATTTCTAATAATAGAGGAATGTATATTAAAGTAAAACCTTGGGTAGAATTATCTGATGAAGACTTTTTTCTAATTAAAAGTGATAAAATTATAACTATGACTGAGACAAAGAATAAAAGACTTATTGCTCTTTATAATAATTTCATAAATGAAGAAGATGATCAAGAAATGATTAATCCTACTGGAGAAGTTAAACCTACAAGAGATATGGGTTATATCTCTTCAGTAGATGATGCCCGTAAGAAGCTTGAAGACTTATTTAATATATCTAAACCTAAAGAAAGCTAAGATTTCCTATCAACCCCTACAAAGGTATTCTACAGATATATTAACTACTTGTCAAGCCCCCAAAGACATGGTATAATTACTATAGAGAAAAAGGATATTAAATGCTATGCCTAAGAAGAAGACTGAGCATTATGTAAATAATAAAGAATTACTAGAGGCATTGATTGTATATCGGGAGAAGGTAGCTCATGCAAAAGAGAATGAACTTCCTAAACCGCGTATTACCAATTACCTTGGGTCTTGCTTTTTAAAGATTGCAACACATCTATCATACAAACCTAACTTTGTTAATTATATGTTTAGGGATGATATGATATCTGATGGGATAGAGAATTGTGTTCAATACATTCACAATTTTGATCCAGCAAAATCAAGAAACCCTTTTGCGTATTTCACTCAAATTATTCATTATGCTTTTTTGAGACGGATACAAAAAGAGAAAAAGCAATTGGATATTAAAACAAAGATTATTGAAAGGACAGGATTTGACGAAGTTATGGTGGTAGATGATACTGCTCTTTCTGGTGCTAGTTCTGATTACAACACCATAAAAGATAATATTCAATACAGAAATAGCAATAGATGAAGATAGCCGTTCTGAGTGACACACATTACGGGGCTAGGAAGGGTTCTAAGTATTTTCACGATTACTTTGAGATGTTTTATAATGACATCTTTTTTCCAAAGTTAGAGGAGTATGGAATAGATACAGTTATTCATATGGGTGATGCTTTTGATAGTAGAAAGTCAATTGATTACCAAAGTCTTGAATGGTCAAAGAGAGTTGTATTTGAACCGTTAAAGAAATATAAAGTTCATTTGATTACTGGTAACCACGATTGTTATTACAAAAATACTAATGAAGTAAATTCTCCAGCACTTTTATTAAAGGACTATACAAATATTAAAACTTATAGCGCACCAAAGACAGTAAAGATTGGTGGGTTAAATCTTTTATTACTTCCTTGGATTTGTAGTGAGAATTATGAAGAATCCTTACAGGCAATTAAGAAGACCAAAGCAAAGATTGTAATGGGTCATCTTGAGATTAATGGATTCAGGGCAACCCGTGGTCATATGATGGAAGATGGTATAAGTGTTGAGTTATTCAATAAATTTGATAGAGTTTATTCGGGACATTTTCACACTCGCTCAGATGATGGTAAGATATTTTATTTGGGTAATCCATATGAGATGTTCTGGGGTGATGTGAGTGATACGAGAGGGTTCCATATTTTTGATACGGAAACCTTGGTCCATACACCAATTAATAATCCATATAAATTGTTCTATAACATATATTATGAAGATACCAATTACAAACTGTTTAATGCTACTGAGTATGCAAATAAAAGTGTAAAGGTGATTGTTCGTAAGAAGTCTAAATTAAAAGATTTTGAAAAATTTATTGATAAACTCTATAACATTGGAGTTCATGATTTAAAGATTATTGAAAACTTTGATATTCAAGAGAATGATGGGTTTGAGATTAATGAAGAAGAAAATACTATTTCTATTTTGAATCGTTATATTGATGAATCAGAATCCAATTTTGATAAAAATATAATCAAAGGTATCTTCCAAGATCTTTATAAACAAGCTTGCGAGGTTGAATAGTGTATCTCCTTACTCTTCAAGACAGAAAAGACGATGGTGCTTATGCTGTTGCTGATCAGTATGGGGAAAAGGTTCTTTTTCTTTTCCAAGATGAGGACGATGCCGAAAGATATGCTATGATGTTATCAGATAACGATCATTATGAAAAACCAATGGAAGTGATTGAAGTTGATGATGATGTTGCTGTGAAAACTTGTAGGATTCATAATTACAAATATGCTGTAATTACCCCTAATGACTTTGTAATTCCACCTAAGAATGATAACGTTTAAGAAAATTCGTTTTAAAAATTTCTTATCAACTGGTAATCAATTCACGGAAATTGACTTTCAGGCACATAAGACAAATCTGATTGTAGGCACGAATGGGGCGGGCAAAAGCACCTGTTTAGATGCACTAACTTTTGTATTGTTTAACAAACCATTCCGCAAGATCAATAAACCACAGTTAGTTAATACAACAAACGAGAAGGATTGTGTTGTAGAGATTGAGTTTAATGTTAATAATAGGGATTATCTTGTCCGTAGAGGAATAAGACCAAATATATTTGATATTGAGGTTAATGGAAATCTTCTTCATAGAGAATCAGATGATCGTATTAATCAGAAACTTTTAGAAGAAAATATTTTAAAGGTAAATTATAAATCATTTACTCAAATTGTAATCTTGGGAACTAGTATGTTTGTTCCCTTTATGCAATTAACTAGTGCAAATCGTAGAGATGTTATTGAAGATCTTTTAGATATTCGTATTTTCTCTGCTATGAATAATCTTATTAAAGAAAGGATTAAAACTCAAAGAGATCGGGTTAGATCTTTGGAGTTAAAAAGGGAGAATCTTAAAGATAAGATGAGTATGCAGGAGAACTTTATTGAAGAAATTGAGAAGCAAGGTAAGAGTAGTATTAAGGAAAGTAAAGATAAAATTAAATTATTGGGTGTAGAGAATAATACTCATATAGAACATAATGAATTAATAGAATCTAATGTATCAGAACTATTAAAAGAACAAGAAGAAGTTGGTGGGGTGGGTGAGAAGTTATCGAAACTTAATACTCTTAAGGGTAAAATTACTCAAAAAATATCGACAATTAATAAAGAACATAAGTTTTTTGAAGAAAATACGGTCTGCCCCACTTGTACACAATCTCTTAAGGATGATTTTCGTTTAAATAGAATTACTGATGTTCAAACTAAAGCAAAGGAACTTAAGAAGGGCTTCGCAGATCTCGAAGAAACCATCAAGTTAGAGGAGAAAAGAGAACATCACTTTACCAAACTATCCAAGGAGATTACTAAACTCAACCATGACATTTCTCAAAACAATACTCGGATCAGTCTTAACCAAAGACAAATCCACGGTCTTGAAGATGAAGTTCAAACAGTTGCCAAACAACTTAAAAATAGAAATATTGAGAATGAGAAATTAGAAGAGTTTAAAACCAACCTTAAAGATACAACCGAAAACTTATCCACAAATAGAGAAGAAATCGTTCATTACGATTTTGCCTATTCCTTACTACGGGATGATGGCGTTAAGACGAAGATAATTAAAAAGTATCTTCCGTTCATAAATCAACAGGTTAATCGTTACCTACAGATGATGGACTTTTATATTAATTTCTATTTGGATGAAGAGTTTAACGAAACGGTAAAATCACCTATTCACGAAGATTTTTCTTATAGTTCTTTTAGTGAAGGTGAAAAAATGAGAATAGACTTAGCCCTTCTCTTCACTTGGCGAGAAGTCGCAAGAGTCAAAAATTCCGTTAATACTAACTTGTTGATTATGGATGAAGTGTTCGACAGTTCACTTGATGGATTTGGAACAGACGAATTTTTAAAAATTATTCGTTTTGTAATAAAGGATGCCAATATCTTTGTTATTTCCCATAAGACGGGAATGGAGGACAAATTTCAAAGTGTCACACGGTTTGACAAAGTAAAGGGCTTTTCGCGTATAATGACTAATTAAACCTATGAGTAATGACTATGACCCAACATGAACAAATTGTAGAGGCTTTCAACACCTATGTTATAGAGGCAGAGTCCTTTGAACAGAAAGGTATTAAAGCAGCAGCGACCAGAGCACGTAAAGCTCTTGGTGAATTGGGTAAACTTGCTAAAACAAGACGAGCCGAAATTCAGGAGAAAAAGAATAGCTCATGATAACTCCAAACTGGAAACATAATTCGGGTAAAGAACCGAAACGAAAACTTAAACCACAGGCACTCCGTAGTGCCAGAGAAAGACGTAGACAGTTGTTAAAGCGTCTACTTAACTCTGCAAACCGCAGGGTTTCGTCGTATTATGGGTTCATACCAAACGAAACACATGGTAGTTAATCAGGAAATTAAATCTCAACTCGCGAAACTTCTTGCCACTGAAGATTTGGTTGTAGAGCATAAAAGGGTAGATACTGCTCAGTTCAACGTTCATACACGAGTTCTAATCCTCCCACGATGGGAGAGAGCAAGTAATTCTGTCTATGATATGTTAGTAGGTCATGAGGTAGGACACGCCCTCTTCACGCCCGATAGGGACTGGTTGAAAGAGATACAGATACCACAACAGTTTGTGAATGTGGTTGAGGATGCACGGATTGAGAAGTTAATGAAGCGTAAGTATCCTGGACTTGCTAAGACTTTCTATAGAGGTTATAATGAATTACATAATAATGATTTCTTTGAGACCTATGGTGAAGATCTTAATACTTTTAATCTCGCTGACAGGGCTAATTTATATTTCAAGGTGGGTAACTTCCTTCCTGTGGTATTTTCGTCTACTGAAAAACAGATTATCTCGTTGATTAATAGATGTGAGACTTTTGATGATACATTAGAGGCTGCTGTAGTTCTTTATAAGCATTGTAAAACAGAATTGGATAAGAGTGGTGAAGAGTCAGAGGAGCAGAATGGTGGTGTTCAAGGTCAGATGAATTTTGGTGGGGAGAAGGATGCTGAAGAGATGACTGATGATGAGTTGTTGGAAGAGTTGGAACGTGGACTTGACGATCAAAAGAAGACTTCAGAAGACCCTGCTCAGTTAGATACTCCTAGTTATAAACAAGGTGGTGATGATAATGAACCCGATATAAAGACTGCTGAATCTTTGGAAGATGCTATTAAGAGACTCGCAGAGACTTTACAGGGACGTGAGAGTGTTTATTTTGAAATACCAAAGTTAAATGTAGATAATCATATTATTTCTAATAAAGCAATTTATGACAATTGTAGAACATATTGGGAGAATGCTGAGGCGGATTGGGAGAAGATGAATATGCCAGTAAGTTTTGGGTTTGAGGAAGTAGATGATGAGTTTGTAAAGTTTAAGCGTTCAGCACAGAAAGAGGTTAGTTATCTGGTAAAAGAATTTGAATGTAAGAAATCAGCAGATTCATATGCTCGTGCTACAACTGCTAGAACTGGTGTTTTAAATTGTTCTAAACTTCATACCTATAAGTACAATGAAGATTTGTTTAGAAAAGTAACAACATTTGCTGATGGTAAGAATCATGGATTGGTATTTGTCTTGGACTGGTCTGGATCTATGGCAAATGTGATGCTGGATACGATTAAACAACTTTATAATCTTATGTGGTTTTGTAAGAAGGTGAATATTCCTTTTGAAGTTTATGCTTTTACAAATGATTATCCTATGAATTATGAGGGGTATCGTAAACCTTCTTATGAAAAGAAGGAAGGATTAGCTCTTGTACAGGATACTTTTTCTTTAATGAATTTGTTTACTAGTAAAGTGAACAGTAAGACTTTGGATGAGCAGATGAAGTTTATTTTTCGTATTGCTTCTTCTCTTAGTCACTACTCTAATTTAAGTATTCCTTTAGGAATGCGTCTTTCTGGGACTCCTTTGAATGAGTCTATTATTGCCCTTCACGAAATTCTTCCTAGGTTTAAGAAAGAAAATAAGGTTCAGAAGGTACAGTGTGTAATTCTATCTGATGGTGAATCTTGTCCTTTAAGATACAGTAGAGAGATTCAGCGTCGGGTTGATAGTGAACCTTTTATGGGAAGTGCTTATATTGGTCAACATTGTGTTATGCGAGATCGTAAGACAGGACATACTTATTCCTTTATTGATGCAGGACATTGGGCTGATGTAACAGATAGTTTACTTGAAAATCTAGGACATAATTTTCCAGATGTAAATCTTATTGGGATTCGTGTTCTTACTAGTCGTGATGCAGGACAGTTTGTTCGTCGTTATACTGGATATGCTGATGATATGTATGATAAGATTATGAAGAGATGGAAAAAGGAGAAATCTTTTGCCATTAAGACTTCTGGGTATGATACTTATTTTGGTCTTTCGTCAAATGCATTGTTGAATGATGATGAGTTTGAAGTAGAAGAATCTGCTACTAAAGTCCAGATTAAACGTGCTTTTGTTAAGAGTTTGAAGAGTAAAAAGATGAATAAAAAGGTGCTTGGAGAGTTTATAGAATTAATAGCATAAATATCTAAAACAATTAAAGAGAAGTATCATGTCTAAATTTGGCGATTTGGTATCAGGTAAAGTAGCTACTCCACCTAACCCACCAACACCTAAAGTTGTTGAGGCACCAACACCTATACAACCTGCTATTAAGGAACCTACTCCTCCTGTATACAAACCTTCTCCTACAAAAAGCTGGAACGCTGAGAGTTAATAACCAATTTATAAAGTGACCACAGGAGGATCTAATCCTCCTTTTTTATTGTTATAATAACTGTATAAATAAGACCACTACATTATGCCTCGTAAGATTGATTTGACTGATAAACAGCTACTTGATGAACTTCAATCACTATATGGTGTTGAATTAACTGCTGCTGATGTGAGGGGATTTTGCCAATCACGTAGTATTAATTATCAGACTGTAACTCGTCGTCTTGAGGATTATAAGACTGCAAGGGGTAAGTGGAACCTCGAAGTTACAAAAGAAAGTGTAGATCAAATTGAACGCTCTTTTAGTGCTCCCTCTATTATTCCACACATAAAGCAAAATCTCATTCCGGAAAAAGATGATACCTTCATCAAGTTTGGTAATTTTAGCGATATTAAGGCCATTCTCAAAGCCAATCTGTTCTACCCTACATTCATTACTGGCCTTTCAGGCAATGGTAAAACGTTTAGTGTCGAACAAGCCTGCTCCCAACTTGGAAGGGAACTGATTCGTGTCAACATCACAATCGAAACCGACGAAGATGACCTTATTGGTGGGTTTCGTCTTGTTAATGGTAACACTGTATGGCATAATGGACCAGTTATCGAAGCATTGGAAAGGGGAGCTGTCCTTCTTTTAGATGAGATTGATTTAGCATCTAATAAGATTTTATGTTTACAACCAGTCCTTGAAGGAAAGGGACTCTTTATTAAGAAGATTGGTAAGTATGTAAGACCTACCAAAGGATTTAATGTGGTCGCTACTGCCAATACCAAAGGTAAGGGATCTGAGGATGGAAGGTTTATTGGGACTAATGTTCTTAATGAAGCATTCTTAGAAAGGTTCCCTGTAACTTTTGAACAATCTTATCCTTCTATTAGTGCTGAAGAGAAGATTCTTATTAAGGTTGCTGATAGTGTTGGTATTAATGATAAGAAGTTTTGTAAACGATTAGTTGATTGGGCTGACATTATTCGTAAAACGTTCTATGATGGTGGTATTGATGAAATCATTAGTACTCGTCGTCTGGTTCATATTTTACGTGCTTATAGCATTTTTGGCAGTAAAGCAAAGGCAATTGGTGTCTGTGTAAATCGATTTGATGATGAGACTAAACAATCTTTCTTGGAGTTATACGACAAGGTAGATGCTGATTTTGAATTTGACAAAGCGGAGGATAAAGCGTATAATGATTAATGCATGGAGTTTAGCTGCAGAAGTACTTGCTGGAACTATGGATGAAACTTATCCGATAAAAAGTAACGATGATTTTCAAGTAGATGGGGATGATTATAAGCATTCTGAGTATTATTATGACTATGATCGTAATGATCCAGATGCAAAAGATCCTTTTCAAAAGAATATTGATCTAAATAGCGAGGTTGAAAATACGGAGTCTATGACAGCGCATTATTTTAAATATCATGAGGAGGAAATTCTTAGAGACATTGAATCTTATGTTTCTGGCACTTACAGGGGACACTACACTGGTACAGTACACGAATATAGAAATGTTCAAACATTAGATTTGATGGCAGCCAGAGATCTTGCCTCTGCATTTTGTCAATCAAATATTATAAAGTATGGTAGTCGATATGGGAGTAAGGATGGAAAAGAAAAGAAAGACTTGATGAAAGTTATACACTATGCTATGCTATTATTACATTTTGATGAGCACTACGGTAAACCATCAATGACCAGTGGGAATATAGACCACACAATGCCTTAATTATGAAATTGCGAACTGCTAACACTATGAAATTATCTGACAACACTCTCACAATTCTGAAGAACTTTGCAGGTATTAACAATTCTATTCTTGTGAAACAGGGTAATAGTCTTCGTACTATTTCTGTTGCTAAGAATATTCTTGCTGAAGCAAATATCACGGAAGAGTTTCCACGTGAATTTGCTATTTACGATTTGAATCAATTCTTGAATGGGTTAGACCTTCATCAAGATCCTGATCTGGATTTTTCTCCAGATTCATATATTACTATCCGCGAGGGTAAGCGTAGAGTTAAGTATTTCTATGCCGATCCTAATGTGATTATTTCTCCACCTGAGAAGGAGATTACACTTCCTTCTGAAGATGTTAGTTTTCAATTGGAGAGTATTGCTTTACATAATTTATTGAAAGCAGCAGCAGTATATCAACTTCCTGATTTTTGTGTAGTTGGTAATAATGGTGAAGTTAAATTGGTTGTTCGTGACAAGAAGAATGACACTTCAAATGAGTATGCTATCACGGTTGGTGAAACCGATAAAGATTTTACCTTCAATTTCAAAGTGGAGAATATCAAGATTATTCCTGGTGCTTATGATGTGGTGGTTTCTTCTAAACTTTTGTCACAATTTACAAACACCCAACATGATTTGAAGTATTATATTGCTTTAGAACCAGATTCTACTATTGGGTAATGATTAATAATATTATTATTGATGTTGGTTTTATTTTACTTGGTGGTTTAGTCGCCACCATACCAATTTTTATTATGGGATCTATTCTTAGTAGAAATGAATGATTTTCTTTTTGTCGAAAAATACCGACCACAGACAATTGATGAGTGTATTCTCCCACAAGGTATTAAGAAAACCTTTAAGGAATTTCTAAATAAAGGTGAAATACCGAATATGTTACTTGCTGGTCCTCCTGGGGTTGGTAAGACTACGGTAGCGAAAGCACTTTGCAACGAACTGGGGGTAGACTTTTATGTCATTAACGGATCGGACGAAGGACGGTTTCTCGATACCGTCCGTAATAATGCGAAAAACTTTGCATCGACGGTCTCGCTTGCGTCTGAAGCGAAACATAAAATTATCATCATCGACGAAGCGGATAATACGGGTAACGACGTCCAACTCCTCCTCAGGGCGTTTATTGAAGAGTTCGCGGGGAACTGTAGGTTCATCTTCACCTGCAACTACAAAAATAAAATACTCGCGCCCTTACATTCCAGGTGTGCTGTGGTCGAATTTGGCATCAAGGGTAAAGAGAAGCAAGCAATTGCTGCCGCGTTCTTCAAAAGACTCACGACCATCTTGGATCAAGAGAGGATTGATGCCGATAAGAAAGTTCTTGTTCAACTCATTAATAAACATTTTCCTGATTGGCGACGAGTTCTTAATGAGTGTCAGAGGTACTCGGCTGGGGGGAAAATCGATTCGGGAATACTTGCGTCGTTCTCGGACATTGCTGTAAATGACCTTATTAAGAACCTTAAAGAAAAGAACTTTCCTGAAGTACGTAAGTGGGTCGTCAGTAATTTGGACAATGATTCTAGCGTATTATTGCGTCGTATCTACGATTCTCTTTATGAATCCTTGGTCCCTAATACTATTCCTGCCGCTGTTCTTATTATCGCTAAGTATCAGTATCAGGTCGCGTTTGTAGCAGATCAAGAAATAAATTTATTAGCAGCATTAACAGAAATAATGGTGGAGTGTGAATTCAGATGATTAAGACTCAAACTGGATCAACAACTAGAATTAAAGGTATTACAAGGTTTATAGTGCAAAGTAGTCCCATTGGAACTATTTTTAAGGCA